CTGTCGCTGAATTGTTCGCCGGGAACGCCGAAGCCTTGCACTAAACTCACAGTTGATTGAAAACCCATCGTTATTTACTCCTTTTCAAATACGCGTCAACACCTGACGATGCAATTTTCTCATCAGTTGCGTGCAACGGAACTACTTTAGCGTTAGTTGCTGCGACTAAATACCCTTCAAGCATTGCAGACTCTTGGCCTTTTTTGCAATTTAATCCTAATTTTCGAATCCCATACTTAGCTACTTCGCTATATGTCAAATCCGCGTGATCAAACGTTCCGATATGCCGCGACAAACGATCAGCTAAATTATTTCGTAATGAGATTTCGCGAAGCAAACTTTTAGTGTCCATGCCGCGACCTTTCTTATCTTCTTGTGACATTTCTTCTTCACGAGAAGTGTCTTCATCGCCCTCAATATTTGCTTTAGTCACAAAATCTTTTCGGCTATTACTTTCTTCTGCATCACCTTCGTGTGCGGCTTTCTCTGAAAGCTCTTCGTTCTCATCGTCTTTTGCACTCATCATGCCTTCGACTTTTTTAGCAAGTTCCTTAACCATGTTCACGCATTCAGAAAGAGACATTTCCTCGTCTTGAATTTCTTCTTGCTTATCTAAATCTTTTTCGTACTCTTTATCTGCCATGTTCTTAAGCTCCTTTGAATCTAGCGTAAATTTAAAATGATCCAGTACTGCAACATCTTTCCCCGAACGTCCCTCTGGAACTGACGCTAAGTGATTTCCACGAATTTCTTTTTGTATAGCATCGTATCTTTCGCCATTGTACACCCCTGGTCGTAATTCATACAAGCACCTATAGCCGATAGATAGCTCTTTTTTTTCACTGTCTATCAGTTTCGCTAATTTTTCTGAAAATACTTTTAGGTTCGCTTTTAAATATCCGTCTTCAAAATACACGTCTTGTCCGATCACACCATGTATACCTTTTTTCTCAGCGGGCATTAATCCGTCTGATTCTTTGCCCAGCATTTCGTGTTCGTCAGTCCACGGAACTAATTTAAATGAGTCAATCGTTTCAGGGTTTGATAATTCGCTTTCGGGACGATATACGTTGTAAATTTTATCGGGATCAAGAGAAGGATCAATTTGATGCCCCATATACGGAAATACGCCGACTTTACTAATAGGATTTCCTTGTATTTCAATCCAACCGTTTATATCTTCTTCGCGTGCGCTCATGGTATTTTCTCGATCATATATTTTAAAAGTTTTACCGTTATCACCGTCTTTAGATTCGCGTTGCTCTGAATACGCTATTGCAGCGGCTTGTTTTTCTGAATAACCGCTTCTAACAAGCTCAGCGATATTGTCCGAGCGTGTCTTGTCACTTTTCCCTTTTTTAAGCGGCATATCTTTACTCCGTAAAATCTAAAACTGGCCGTAGAGTGCACCTACAATTCTTGCTTATTATTTCTGTAGATGCTACGTTGTACCATCCGTTATTACTTTCAAGAGTATAAACATGTCCCGAAAATTCACTGATGATTTTCTTATCTACGCGAAAAAATGTTTGAATGGGGGAATGACAATACGCACTTTCTGCGATAACACGCGTACAAGCCCCAATCATCTCGCAAGAGCACTTAAGCACCGATTTAATTATGTCTGCCCCGCAACCCAAAAGCAACGAGTGATTAATTCCTTCTCCCAGGATATTTGCGATAGTTATAGTCGCGGGACAAGCTGCCAAAAGTTGGCGAAAGATTGGGATACTAGCAGACAAGTTATTTACCGTATTTTGAGCGAAAACGGTATTCTTCTCAGAAATGCAAGTAAAGCAAATATCATTCGTATGTCGAAGCTCACTGCTGATCAACGGATCGCTTTGTCTAAATCTGCACGTGCAGCTAGACTCGAAAATCTCGGGATCAAAGCTAAAACCGCTCGGATATCGTACGACATTGGTCAAGGCGAAAACCAGATTTTCGAGCTGTTGAATACCAGTGGTTTCGAACCTGTTCGACAAACTACCTGCGGGGACTATTCTATCGACATTGTCTTCGGGAATGTCGCCGTGGAAGTTAAATTTAGCCGAAAGTTCAACACTTCTTACCCCTTCGATAGAATCAAATATCTCATTAAAAGTGGGTATATTGTTTGTTTCTTTGTTTTCAATTCTATTGATGTTTTCAAATTTGCTGCTAACGAGATAATCACCTTCCTTAATTTCATCCGCTCTCAACCACCCTCGCTGCGTGAGTATTGGGTGATTAATTGTAGAAGTGAAACTCCTGATGCCGCCTATATAGAAAGTAATAATTTTTCCGACATGCTTATACCGCCACACATTAGCACAACCGTTAGCAAGCGATACTTGAGTTGATCCGGTAAAACAATTTATCGGATGCCCCGGAATTCCACGATCTGCTTCCGGCACACCTAATTTTGCTTGCTCTTCTTCTAAATTTGCAAAACTAAAAATCTCGCCATTTATTTTCTTGTGCGATTCGCGCGGGAACTGTCCACCCCCGCTGTGTATCCATTCAAATTTTTTAAAACCCGCGTTTATCATTCGGATTTTATTCACAGTATTATACGCTTTTCGTGTTTGATCAAGCGCCATTAGTTTTGCACGATTTAAACTTATCTCGCTATACTTGCTAAGATCCTCTGTGAGTGACTTGACGCCTTCGCCGGTCGTAATCGATCTCATTACCGATCCAGTGATATCATTGAAATATTTTTGCGGAAGTGATTCTATTAGTGCTACGTTCTCAGCAATTCCCGCTTTTACAATATCTTCCATGCCTTCCGGCACTGCGCCCGTATTTATAGATAAGCCGCCGCTCAATTCTTTTAAACTCATGTGCAAATTAGATTTACTTAACTTAACAGTATTCGATAGCATCGATTGAGCTAAAGGTTTAGCTTTCAATGAGAATAGTTTTGAGAATTTTTCAGTTAAATAATTCGTTAGTATCTTTGCCCGACTTGCTAAACTCGCATCTTGTGCCATTTTCTTTTGTTTCATAAAAAATTCTTTTGATAAATCACTTTTAAACAGATTAGTAATCTCATGTTTTGTTTCAAGAACCATCTGACGAACTAATTTTAAAATAGCCGCTTTATACTTCATTTGCAGTGAAGCATTATACTGAAGCGTATGCCCGCGAAGAACAACTGACCTATTCGCGACCCACTTTGCTTTCGTTTTCGTTAGTTTCGTTTTCTGCTTCTGTCGTTTCGATGATGTCATCTTCGTTCATCCCGGTATAACCACTTTCTGGATCGAGTATTAATCGTTGTCTTTCGTCATATCCGTCTATCGCACCCGAATTTGTTAGTATTTGCGCTGTTTCTGCTTTCAATTTATTAAGTTCTGCTAATTCTTTCGAAGTCATCGCGTCCAAGGGTTTCCACATGATTTCAACTTCAAAGGGCTCAATTCCATATTTCGGCGAAATTTCTGATCTCATCAATATTAAGTGGTGTCTGTTAACGAATTCGGTTAAATTATTTGCTTGCAAGCTTTCTAACATTTCGTGATAACTTGCCTCTTCATATTCGCCCGTTGAGTTGAACCCTTTGGGGGTGGTTCCGAGTAATTTCACAGCGGGGACGTTCGCAGCTGCTGCAACGAGTTGATACTGTGTCATAATAACTGCGTCTAATTCTGCAAGAGACGTATCAAATTGTTCCATCTTTTCATCTAAGCCTAGCACTTTAACGCCGTAATTATCTCTATAGTATGCCCATTTTTCTAAAGTAGATGCGAGTACGGGTTGATTCGCGACGAACTGCGAAGTATCGATATTGATGACGTCAGTTCGTTTCGTAAGTGCGAGCATCGGCGCTTCGTTCGCTGTGCGTTCTGCTGCAAATACACGTTCTGCTATTTTTTGTGGAATTGGGATGCCGCCGTAAATGTACGCCGGTTTTAAAATGTCCGCTACTTCATCTGTTTTAAAGATAACTAAGTGCGTTCTGTGAATCAATTTACCCGCAACATTCCACCAAGTCGGCTCATAAAAATGGACGCTGGATGGGTCGCCAGCGGACGCCGGATCTAATTGCGGGGAAATCCAGTAAGGGTCAATCTGTGAAATCCCGCGGTATGAATTAGGCGCTATACCATCAGGATTGAACGGTTTGAAATAATATTCTGGATCGTCGGATTCGACTTTAAACATCGCAATTCGAATGCCGAACACACGTCCTAGTTTTATAAATTCTTTCATGTTGGCGTTGAGGCGATACTTTATATCTAATTTTTTTATTTCATCCAGTATTTCGGTATCAACTTCTTTGCCATCATTTACTGTGATATCGAATCCGGCTCGAATAGCATCATCTGCGGGCATCGCGCAACACTTATCAACAAGCCAGTGCTGAGCGATCATCGCGCACAATTGCCATCCTATAAAAGTCTGATTCGCAAACCACAACATTTGCCCTTGCGGAATTACGTTATTGCCGTAAAAGGGTGCTTTGACATTTACCTGATTGTCCATAGAAAATGAAGTTTTTGAGAGGGGGTGCACGGAATGCTCTAAATTTCTGTCGAAAGCGATTCTTATTTCTTCGGATTTATCGCTATAGTTGATAGTGTCGGTCGTAAAAATCGGGCGACGAGGCTCGTGTTTCACTTCAACTTTCGGCTCTACTTTTTTAAATCTTTTAAGAAAATCCTTCAGCACTAAAAAAACCTCTTAATTTTTTTGTAGGTGAAAAAGCTATCATAACAGCGTCCGCTTTGTTTGGCGACTTAGAACCATCTGGCATTTTATTTATGACAATCTTGCCGACATTGTCTGTGCTGTACGTAGGTTGCGAGAGCTGCACTATTAAATCACCCAATCCCGGTATAGCGCTAGATATCGATATGATATCGTTTTCGTCTATTTCCATTTTTTCATATATAGCACGATACGTATTTTGAAATTTACGCCTCAACGCCCACCACGACTGCGATTTATAATTTTTAAATAGATCTTCGTTAGTGCGTCCCCTGGCCGTTTCTGGCGAATTTGAAAATTTCTGCTTAAACGGATCTCCTTTTGGGTCGACGACTGCGCCTGAGCCGCGAAATGGTTCGAATTTTATTTTATGTTTTCGAGATTCGTTTATCACACGTGCATCGCCCCGAATACCTGCTCCGAGGCCATCCGCGTCATACATCACAGATTCGTAATCGTGTACTTGCGCTATTTCCATTGCTTTTTCTGTCGTTTTGAACAAATCTCCGTTAACTCCCGACCATTCCTCGACTTGCTCTAGTAAAAAACCATAACGTCCTGCAACAGCGTTTTTGTCCCGTCCTTCATCCGCCACGTCGAGTGAAAGTATTCTCACACCGGTTGGTTTTAGCGAGAGTTTCAAATGTGCATCTACTGCTGCTTGTACCCAATGCGCAGGAATAACAATACCTTCGATCGAGGCGCTATAACTTAAATCTATCTCTTGCGCGATGACCACGGGGTCATCAATTTCGTAACATTTTTTTCGATACCATTCCTCATCTTTGCGCGGATCATCACGCCAGTGAAATGTGAAAACATTTACTTTACCCCCGAAACGTTTACGCGCGAACGGATTATTCATGCCGTGCGGTGTTGATACATCTTGCCGACAATTAGTCGTAGCTGAGAGTGACGCTTCGACAAGTTGAGGACGCGGTAAGAATGCAGATTCATCTACAAAATAAAATGAGGTTCTATCGCCTCTTCCAATATTGTCCCCTGCTTCTCCCGTAATAACTGAACCCGTTTCAGGGAAAAATATTCGCATGTACGGTGCATGTTTTCTTTCATCCCATCCACCTTGAAACTCTTTGGGCAAATGTGAAATGAATTGCCGCACTTTGTAGAATAGAGATTTCGGATCACCTCGACTATCAATGTACTCTTCTTTACGAGATCCGAACCCTACGCTTAAACTATTGTAAAGAAGACACATGACTGCCGATACAGCTACAAATAACCAACTCAGACCCATCTCTCTCGATTTTTCAGTAAGTCCCGGTTCTCTACTTTTCCAACGCATTAAAAACCAGTTAACCCACTCTTCTTGTCTAGGGAATAATAAAAACGGAATAACAGCGGGAAGACCTATTTCAATATTTCGAGGATCGTGCGTAACACCCCAATCTATAATAAATTGCGCGGGATTTTGTTTATAATACGTCTTATACATTGTGGTTAATTGTGGCGTCCTACGAATTTCTTTTAATCTCGCAAGACGCCATCTGAAAACTTTTGAGTAATCCGGTTTTCTAAAATCGAACTCAAAAGGTATCGGCATACTATTTTATTTAATCATAAAATTCAGGTCGGCTAAAATCACAGGTTCTATTTCGACTTGATTTTTATCGTTACTTAGACTTTCTTTAGCTATAGTATTAATGTCTATATTTATTTCTTTGTCGATTATCGTGTTGATATATTCGTAAAATTCATTTTGCTTTTCAACAGGAGCAAGAGATATATCAAATTGTCTTGTCTCTTTATTTTCTACGCCGAGTTCTTTCACTAATTTTATTCTGACTTCTTCATATACTTCTAATTCTTTACGCATTTGTATAATTGCTTTAGATACTTCGTAAGAAACAAGAACAGGCACTTTCATTTGCGACAGTCTCATCAACGATTGAGATCCTGCGATTAAATCTTTCAGCTTTACAGTTATCATTTCTTTCTCCAAAAATAATAAAATACGAGTATATATTTTCCACACAGTAAACGCTAGCCGTTCAGAGGTGGTATAGCCGGTATACTTTGCAAGCAGGTTTGGACTGCTGTTTGCACTGTTAATAGAAACGATTGAAAAGCCGCGTAACTATTCGGGTAGAGAGTCGGTAAATTCGGGTTTGCGTATAACGCTTGCCCTTGGCTCTGCGCTATAACTATCGTTTGTTTTATAAAAGTTAAAGTATTTACAATATTTTGGTATTGGTTTGTAAGTGTTTGCATATCTGAAATTGTAGTCATTGTTTTTTAAACCTCTGTAATAAACATCGATACTAGATCAACTGGGACGAGGGCATGCATTTCTTCCACGGTTTTACAATTCGAAAAATCTATATCTTTAAAAGCTCTTAATTTTTTACGATCTTGTAATAACTTATTTTTTAAATCTGAATCACCATCTTCTTCAGCCATTTCAATTTCAGTTGAAATTTTAGATATTTTCTCATCGATAGCCGAGTTTAATTTATTCTTAAACAAAGTCTGACATTCATCAATTTTATGATAAGCGTGGCTAATCCCGTCGAAATGCACATGGCCGTGATACTCAGGATGTTTTTTATTTAAATCCCAGTATGACTGTAAAAATTCATCTGGTTCTTTCTGTATTATTATCATAATCCTAACATCCCGTAGATTGTAAATACCGCGGTGTTAATATTTCCGCTATTAAAAAATACTTTAAAACTATTTATGCCTGCGGTTGCCTGCGTGCAATTCACTAAATATAGAACGCCGCCTTGGGTGATCGACCCCGAGATTTGAACAGTGCCGTAATTTAAATTTCTAATAAACAAATGTCCCGCAGCGGCTCCCGCATTAGCAAATCCTGCACTCAATATGATAGAGGATGTTGAGCTTGAATTGCTCCACGTAGTAGAGCCGCCTCCCGTATTATTACTCGTGACACCGCCTGTATAGCCGCTAGTTAAAAAAGAGCTACCAAGATTATTAGAAAGTAGGATACCTAACGCATTACCCCCGGAAACAGGCAGTAAATTTTGAAATAAAATTAAAATGGTATTAAATTGAGTAATGGGCAACGCAGTTGACTGCGTAAAGGTGATTGAAGCTACTGTACCACCCGTTACTGACACCGTTTCTAAAAAAGATAAACCCGCAGTCCCAAGCCATGCAGATCCGTTATAAAAATAGGGCAAACCCCATAAGCTATTAAAAACTTCTAATCCGGTAGGGGGACTGCTTATATTAGTATAGGGGGCACTATTTAACGGCATTAAAAACCCAGCATTGTTACCGCTTGAAAATAGCGAAAGTACCGCACTGTTCACAAAGGATGTGGAACCAATCGCAACGACATTGCCTGTGCCTCCTTCGCCCTGCAAAATCAACGGACGACCAACAACGCCATTTTCTACCGCTTGAATCCATGCGTAATTCATCGCAGACGCAGAATAATTGACACCCATAGCTAAGCGCGGAATACCAGGAGCACTTGTCGTAGTACCGCTTAGAAGAATAGACCCGATTTCCCCGCTTGGTACAGATGACGCATCAAACACATGGAATTTAGCCGAAGGAGCACTTAGACCGACACCAAATTTACCTGATACCGCGCCTCCGTTGGCCGATGTAACAGTTCCGCTTGCAAAACCGACTTGAAAATTTCCAGGTACAGAAAGACTTGTCGCAGGTGAGGGATCACCTATACCCACGTTGCCGCTTGTATTTAAAGTTATTCCTGTTAAAAAACTTATAGCGCTTCCAGCCGTTGTAGATGAATAATCTATCTCAAAAAGATTAGACGTTTTTGCAAATCTA